AATACCTTTCTCACCACGCTGATAGGTGCCACCGTCGTTGAGTAGACCTGGGTTAGCGTCTGGGTTGGAAGGATTGACAGTACCACGAGGATAGGTGTCATCACCGTCACCATCGTTGGTCTGAGTATAGTTTTCGTAACCAGCTGAAGATGCCGAGAAGTTGCTATCGGGTTCGTTGTATAGTGCCTCTGGTCCCTCGCGGAGATCAGAACCATCTACTTGATAATGCGACTTCATAGCAAAGATTAGTCCAGTAGGACCGCTCATTGGTTGAACACCGCAGATATCATATGCTACGAGGTTAGGCATAGCACGTCTGATTAGGGAGATCATAACAGGATCGAAACCTGCAAGACCGCCAGTTTGAGTACCTAGTGCAGCACCCGAAAGACCTGCTGCGTCAATAGCACCAACTGTGTTAGATGCTTCGTTGATCATACCACGCTCTTCGCGTAGTGCCTTTTCTGTGTTTTCTAGCAGAACAGCGGTAACAGCCTTTCTATAATTGTCTTTGATGGCACCAGCGCCTTCATGACCTAGAACAGGGTTCCACTTTTCTGTTAGAGCTTTTGCGTTAAACATTTGTTTGCTCCGTTGGAAAAATAGGGGGGGTTATAATCAGGACCAGCGGTTGAGTGCTGAGAGATATGCCGCCATCGCTGGAGTTACCTCTGCATTAGCACCCTCAACTGGGGTTTCATCTACAACCTCTGCTGGGGCAGCAATTGACTCTTTGAAGTAAGACTCCTTGATGGTTTTTACCTTCGCGGCGAATGACTCTTCCGAGACAAACTCTAGACCCTCAGCAAGTGCTGCGAGTTTTTCTTTCTGAGTATCAGCGAGTCCTTCCGAAACTGTGTTCAGAATGTTGAGTTTAGCTGACTCATTCAGACGATTTTGTAGTTTCACGTTAGCCTTAACCTGTTCGTCAAGACGCTCTTCCATTTCACGAATCTGATCTGCCATACCTTCAACCACTTCGATTTTGTCGTCTGGGATTGAGATATAGTGCTCTTCAAAGAGACCCTTCAGACCTGCGATAAAGTCTTCGGTAATCTCATTTCTAATTCCACGGTCAATAGCAACCTGATTTTGCTCCATCCATTGACCGATGGCGTAGTTCACCGTGCCATCAACTTCCTCGGAAAGTTCTGCCTTAGCAGCTTCTACTTGCTTTTCGAGTTCGTTAGCAAAGTGCTCTACAAGTCTGTCATACTCTTCTGAAAGTTTTGCTTTTACAGCTGCCTCAAAGATTGTCTTTGCTTTCTCAGCAAACTCTTCAGAGAGTTCGGTGCCCTCAAGGAGAGCAGCGATGTCGTCGGACATATCAATTTCAAAACCTGCATGAATTGGATATGTGACGTTTCCGCCCATCTTAGTGATGCCATATGCTGCATCAACTTTAACGGTTGGTTGGATTCCCTGGTCACCAGCATCTTTTCTATGTGCTAGTTGTGGATCACCAGAAATTTTCGAGATAGGTGCTGCTGCTTTTGCTCCAGGATTCTCTTCCCCCTCTTCATCGTTATCGTGAAGAGGAGCAGAAGTTGAACCGCCTAAATCAGATGCGGATTTTTGACCAATAGCAACCGAAGGTTTGACGGTTGGCATAGGATCCTTTCCGCCAGCCTTTGCAGTCTGAACGTCAGAAACCTGAGAAGGGTCACTACCAGCACCAGGGATTACATTAGCGGAAACTGTTGGCATAGGATCGCCAGCTTCCAGAATCACCTTTTGCTCGGTAACGAACTCTTCAAACTTTTCGTTTAGCATATCTGACATTTGAGTTTACCTCGTAATTTCCGTATAATTATTCTAAGTTTATTTATGAAATCATAACTTTCTGAGAAAATCCTCAAAAACTTTGAGGGTTCTCTCTTCCATGTTGCGGCGAGTTGCCTCATCCATGTACCTGCGGTATTTATCAACTTTCGCTTCCTTTAGAATTCCGTTGTCCCAGATCCACTCTTTACCTTCCATAATTCCGTTAACAAATGCATCGGGGGCGGAAGGATCTGCTACAATATCAGCAGCAGTTGTGAGGAAGAAATCATCGCGGACAATTGAGATATCTTCGCGCTTATCGATGCTTCCCATACCACGGGAAGAAACTCCAAGTTGAACACCTTCACCAAGCAGAGACTTAGCGATATTACCCATCGGCGTATCTAAGATTTGTGCCTTACCGATAAAGTTATGACCTTCAGCGCGAAGACTTACAATTCTGTGCGATACTCTATCGAGGTTGATAGTGGGACCATCGGGATGACCGAGTTCTCCAAGAGCACGTTTTGGTTTTACATATTCTTCCGTGTATCTTTCTACCTCGCGGTTAAGAACATCGAAAGGATACATGCGACCATTACGGTTCTTTAGTTCTGACTGAAGAAAAACTCCTTCAATATACAGAAGCTTCTTTCCGTCTTTCTCCTCTGTGAGGATCTTTACGTCTTCAATCTGTTCCGTTATCAGTTTCATCGGTCTCTGGTTCTGTGGGTTCGTCAAAGAATGTTTGTGCTACAACTTGTTTATAAGTTGCCATAGCATCGGATGCCTTAGCAAAAAGCAGATCATGAATAGCATCAATTGCTGATGCTCTATCACTATCGCTGATTTTATTGACAATATCAACGACGCCTGGTTCAATATTTTGTTCTGACATAATAACAATTCAGTATATTTTATTTAGACTTTGACGCAGGTTTAGGTTGCGCTTTCATCTTTTGTATCTCTCTATCAAGATTTGCATCAGCAGCCTGTTGTTCTCTTGCAGCAGAATCTTGTGCCTGCATATCTTGTAATTCTGGTTGCAACGCAGTATTCTGTTGAGACATAGTATCCATCATATTGGTTTGTACTGGATCAATTGCAAGACCAGAAGCGATCTCTGCTTTCATTTGTTTATCGATTTCTTTAAAGTCTTTATCTGTTTGACCTAGGATATGACGACGAATATGCTCAACAGAGAAATATTTTCCAACAAATGGATCCATCTGAGTGACAACAGCAATACGTTGTGTCATCATTTCAATCTCTTTTAGTTCGTTGAAATGATTATCAAACAAGAAGTCATATTGAATATGCTCTTTCATGTCATCCCAATCTTCGGGTGAAATTACACCTTTAAGAATGAGTTGAGTTTTGAGCATGTCTTGGAAGAGTTCGCTAAAACGTTTGCGTAAACGTCCGATGAACTTAGTAAACTTGAGTTCATCCCTGAGAACCTCTGTGGTCTTACCAAGATTAAACCCTTTGTTGTCATCCGTAAGGCGGGAAGGTGGTAGGTTGAGTGAGTTGTAAAGTTTCTTTTTGAAATATTCAACGTCCTTGAGTTCACCAAGATTCTGACCGCCTGGGAGTGTAGTAATCTCAGTTCCTCTACCACCTTCGCGGCGAGGAAGCCAGAAGTCCTCAAGCATCGACATATGCTTTTTATCATCACGCATCTCTCCAGTTGAAGCATCATATACAAGCTTATTTCTGTATCGAGACATTACATCGCGGAGATATTGCTCTGCCTTTACTTTTGGAAGATTACCTACATCGATGTAAAAAATTCTACGTTCTGGTGCGCGTGACAATCTGTAGATTACCAAGGAATCCTCAATCATTCTCAATTGATTGAGAGACTTGATTGCCTTATGGAGGAAACTCAGAGTCATACGCTTATTGAGATCTTGTAATCCAGAAGGAACAAAGGTGATAGAATCTACCGATATCTTAACTCCCTGTGATAAAGACATATCACCAATCGGTCCTAATACACCACCTGTATAGAATCCTTTTGGATTAAACAAGTAATAATCGACAAATGTTCCGTATTCATATTCTAGTGCTGTGCCTTTAATTGCTGCACGAGCAAGAGAATCTTTTGCTTTGTTATCAATTTTTTGACGAACCTTCTTGATCTTCATCGGATCGATATAACGAAGTTCGAGAATTCCTTTCTTTGGATTATCGAGATCAATTACTTTGTGATAGAATATTCTACCGTCAATATACCAGTTACGCACAATCTCATGTGCGCGATTATCAAAATTTAATAGTCTTTTGATATATTCAAATTCGCTACGAATCTTATTTTTTACCCCAGAACCAACATCTAGATTATCTAAGTTAATTTCTACTGGAGTATCATTAGCATCACTAACAACAAATTCATTTACAACTTCGTCAATAGCACTATCAACTTCTGGGTGAAGTGCCATGTCACGATAACGACGAACCAACTCATATTCGTTACGAGCTTGAGAAGCGTTATCCGTTTCTACATATGTTCCGTAATAACCACCTGCCGCAACAGCAACTGGTTCATCAGCAGAAGGAGGCACAGGGGACTGACCCTTCTGCGCCTCCTTCCTATTAATTTGGAAGCCAAATAACTGACTCATGATTATCTATTCAACTTGTGTGCTTCCAACTATTTATCAGACTACTTTGATGCTAGAAACTTCGCCTCTAGATCCAGTTGGAGCTTCTGCTGTGAAGAATGAATACTGCCACTCAACGGTGAATTCTTCAATCTGATCGTTGCTATCATAAGCAAGATCAATCTGAGAAACGTTGGTTGGGAAGCAATGCTTAAGAGTATATCTTCTTAAGATTTCACCTTCTGGCTTTTCTGACTTCTCAAGCTGATCAACCTGAAGTTCTGCCATATATCCTTCAGATCTATTTGGACGGAATAGGGGAGCAGTATTGCCATCATGTGTGTTGATGCTATTCGCCCACTCTTCAAAATATGTACGGAGTTTAAAGTCCTTATCGTTGAAGAATGTGGTAGTCCAAGTATCAAAGGTTCTGTCACCTGCG